GGTATCAGTCTTTCGTAAAAATGCGTTTGATAATTTGATATATAAAAATTACTAGCTTCATTGTGTGAAACAAATTTTTTGGGATAGCTTTTTATTATAAAAGGGATGTAGCAGACACATTTACAAATTAAATAATAGTCTTGATGACTAAATATATAATATGAATCTAAATTATAACTTTTGGATAGGAATTCAGATTCCTTAACAATTACCATACCCATGGACAGAATTTTTTTTTATCATTTTAATAAAAATTGATATTTTTTAATAATATAGTATATATCTCTCCATGGCCACAATATCTAATCTATCGAATGATGATCTCCAACGTCTCAAGGAAAAATATGTTTCACAATTAATTGAAATTGATTGTGAAATTCGTAAGAGACTGAAAATCAAAGAGTTTCAGAGCAATCTGACTGCTGAATTGGATAAATTGAAAGAATCAGGATTAAGGGAAATGGGTAAAGTTAAACTTTCCAGATCAAAAGAACACGATGATCTAGACGATAGTCCTAAAGCTAAATCTCGTACAAAAAAGAGTGAAAAAGAGAACAGCAGCAGCAGCAGTGACAGATATAAATTCTGGACAATTAAGATAATGCAGCGTCTTTTGGACAAAAGATGTGTCGAATACAAAAAATCATCATCTCGAGATGAATATATCCGTTTAATTCAGAACAACTCTTTAGTTAGAGAAATGAATTCTATTACATCTTAATTTACGTTTAATTAATATTTTGATATCTAACTTTTTTTTAATTTATAAATTATATATATATGCCTTTCAAGTGTGTTAATGCAACCAATACTACATGCCAATTAATTGTAAACCAGAATGTGATTAATAGTAATAAAGCATTTTTCGAAACTCACGATCTTAAATTATTCTACATTCGAGGTATTCCAGGATATGAAGGAATTCCTAAAATTCCATCATCAGAGTACCCAATTTTAGAACATGAGTACATCATTTACTATGATGAATATGAAGGAGTTCCTTATGTTACTCTTTTTAAACGTCGCGTTCCATTAAATTAAACAGTTTTAGTATATTTTTTTATTTTATTATTTAATTTTGCATTGTCATAATTTTTTATTAAAACTTTGTCACCAACTTTGCTGTTGTGATATATTTCCATCATATCCTTATGGACGACTCTTATACATCCTTTTGTTAATCTACCCTGATTAATAAATGTCCCATCATTATTAACAATTTCATTTACATTTTCCATTGGACCATGTATTAGATACGGTTTAGAGTTTTTAGGTAAAGCAACATTCGGTAATGTATAAAATCCCATACGAATTATTGCCGGCCTATATAATTTATTGTTGGTCTTACGTTTTTCTATGATGATAGTTTCTCCAACTGGAGTATAATATCGATGCATCTGCCTTTCCCCAAATATATCCCCGGACGCAATATTATAGGTTTTATTATTTCTTTTACAATATAGTGTATTGTTATTTGGATCTATAATTAAGTTATGTGTCATTATATATATACATATGTATATATATAAAAACCATATTTCGGTTTTTTTAAACAGTATCAAGACATGTTAAATAGATTTGATATATTGCCATCCTAGTTTTGCACATATTTTTTTCCACATTAAATCTTGTTGATGTAATTTATCACGACTTTTTAATAAAGTAAACAATGATTTATACTCATCCAAATCTAATAACTGGACAAATTTATGAAAAACATAATAATAATTTAAAAAATTTTTTCTATCTTTTGGACATATTTCCATAAATGGTCCTTGAATTTCTCGAAACATAATTCGTAATTTTTCTTCAACATCTCGAGTTAATATTGGTGGAGGGAGACCATTCAGCTTATTTATAATATGCGGTACATGCTCGTAATATTTATTTAATCGTAGTTTTTTCAAATAGGATCTTATTTTGTCATTTGTCAATCTTGAAAGATCAATTATTCTTTCTTTTTTTATTTCAAGTTGTATTTTCTCAAATACATCAGGAGGAATATCAGTAGATTCTTTAGCTTGAATTTGATTTAATAATTCATTAAAATGATTAATTCGTTTGTATGCAAAATATGTAGCCTCTGGTGGTGGATCTTTATAGCTTGGTTTATCAGAATCTATCACTACATATTCCATATGCCCACATCTTTCACAAATTAAATTTCCTTCAGCCGTATTTAATATCATTTCAATCTTTCTTTGTAGTTTATTAAAACATTTTGGACAATTATCAATATTTTTCACGAATCTTGATTTAGGACAATATTTCGGATCAACAACTCTCGAAAAATAATCTAGTTGTTGTGCTCTATCAAATTTTTTTGTAGTATCTACATAATCACTCATTTTTAATCCTGGCAAGGAAATATTATCTTGATTGGATAATGCTGTCCCCTCAGAATCGTCTTCAGTATTTTTATCATCTTTAAAAAAATTCATGATATTTATATTTGATGATTGTATTACATGTTTCTTGTCCTTTCGCAGTCTTTTATCTTTAGTATTATCTGCAACATTCTCAATATCATCATAATAATTATATAATATATCTCCTGTTTGGATAAAGTAAAGTTTTTCATCATCTTTTTTCTGTAATTTTTTCAATTCACTTTCTAAAGATCTGATGCCATTTTGGATATCAAATTTTTTATCAATTAAGTCCAATTCAATTACTTCAGTCTCATTTAATTCAAGTTGTCTAAGTTCATCTCTTAAATTTTGTAATTCTAGTTTTTTATTCGGTATTAATTTTTTTATTTCCTTAAATTTTTTAAGCATTTCATTATGTTTTGCATCTAAAGTAATTCTTTTATCGCCTATAAAAATTTTTTTATTTTTTTGTTTAAACATAGACATTAATATTAGGATAGAACTATCTTTAAGTAAAAAAAAATATCTCTTAAAATTCCGCAGTTAAGCGTTAAACTTAAAAAGAAATTTTAACATTTAAAAAAAATGGAGAAAGATAATATTGAGCAAACCAATAATATAGATCTTGTTGAATTACAGAAAATGATTTTTATTTACAATGCCTTAAAAACAGGATGGTCTGTAAAAATGTTAAAAGAGGGAAAATTCGAATTTAAAAAAACTAAAAATAATATTAAAAAGGAAGTATTTTTAGATGATTATTTGAAAAAATTTATTCAATTCAATTTAAATATTGAAAATTTATCAATTTGAATTTAAAAAAACTACTATAATTAATATAAATTAATGAAAGTCATTAATTTATATGCAAGTCAGTTAGCATCATTTATAAATAAAAATCCATATACCCCATCAATTAAAATTTTTTTAAAATTGTGGAAAACTTATTTCATGACATTAAAAGATTTAGAAGATTTTGAGAAAAAAAAAGTTAATGAATTAAATAAATCCGATGGTGATGCTTTAAAAAAGTACGAAAACAAATTAAATGTATCTTTAGTCCAAAATATTGAAAAAATATGTGAAAAAACAGATAAAAGCAGTATACTCAAGTCTAAGCAAAAACAATTAATAAATAATATAGATGGTATTGATAAATTATCGGAATTTGAAAAAAAAGAATTATATAAAAGTGTTGATGGATTTGTGAATAAAAAATTCGGTACTAAAAAAGAAGTGAATGCTTTTGAATATTATAAAGAGAATATTTGTCCTGATATAGTAAAAAATCTTAAAATGAAAACCATAATGATCTTTACATATAAAGAATATCAGTTAAACATTATTGGTAAATTAGATGCAATGAAAATGGACGGGACAATCCTCGAAATCAAAAATAGGATGTATAAACTTTTTAATGAAGTAAGAGAATATGAATGGATTCAAATTCAAACATATTTACAAATTTATAATTTGAATAAAGGAGAAATAGTCGAATTTATAAATAAAGATACACCGATTTTAAAAATTCACGCAGTAAAAAAAGATAATAAATACTGGAATGTTGAATTACTTCCAAAAGTTATAGCATATTTTAAAACTCTCGTAGATTTAATGGTTTATAAAGAATACAGAGATAAAGTTTTAAAATTTTCTGAACATGATCAAACAGAACTTATAAAGAAATTTGTTCGAGAAAAAGAAAAAGTATCATATAACAGTGTTTAAAATATTGATAATATGTTTTAAAAAAATATACAGTGATAGTGACGAAAAATCATATTCAACCAAAATATTAAGAGTTATTTTTTTATTTTTTCCGGAATTTAAAGGAATTTTACGCGTTTTTAGAAAATTTTTTTTCTTTACTTAAAATATAAAATGGGTGGTGGTCTTATGCAACTCGTCGCGTATGGTGCTCAAGATATTTATCTTACGGGCAATCCTCAAATCACTTTCTTCAAAGTTGTCTACCGTAGACATACTAACTTCTCCATGGAATCCATCGAGCAAACCTTCAATGGTACTGCCGATTTCGGTAAACGTGTTACATGCACAATCTCTCGTAATGGTGATTTAATCCATCGTGTATACTTACAAGTAACTCTTCCCCTCGTTGAATGCCCAGGACAAAACTGTCACTGTTTCCGTTGGGTCAACTACGTCGGACACGTCTTAATCCGTAACGTCGAAGTTGAAATTGGAGGTCAAAGAATCGACAAGCATTACGGTGATTGGTTAAACATCTGGAACGAACTTACCCAAGAACCCGGTCATCAAGTTGGTTACGATAATATGGTTGGTAACACTTTTGCCTTAACTGGTACCGGTCGTAAGAGAACTGAAGCCTCTACTTTATACGTACCACTTCAATTCTGGTTCTGCCGTAACCCCGGTCTGTCCCTTCCACTTATCGCTTTACAATACCACGAAGTTAAAATTAACTTAGAATTCCGCCAAAAAACCGAAACTTACGTAGTTGCTGATGCCTTAGGTAACTGTGGTGTAAACCTCAGTGGAAGTGGTGATTTAGATGTTTTCTGCGTACCTTCCCTTGAAGCTGCTTCATTATACGTTGACTACGTATACCTCGACACTGATGAGCGCAGACGTTTCGCCCAAGTATCCCACGAATACCTCATTGAACAATTACAATTCACTGGTGACGAATCAATCACCTCCCAAAACGTTAAGGTTAAACTTAACTTCAACCATCCAGTTAAGGAACTTGTCTGGGTTTGCCAACGTGATTCCGTTGTACAACCAAACATGAACCAATGGAGCAACTACTCTGATGACTTCGATAACGATACCCTTGGCAAGATCCAAGCTGATGGTCTCTTAGACCCCCTTGCTGCCCTCCGTACCAACGTAGAATCTGGATGGAGCGCACAATCATTCCCCAACAAGCTTGTTCGTGAAGAAGCATTCGGACTACAATCTACCCCAGAAGTTGGACGTGTCTTCCAACCAAAAGGACCAGGTCTCGGTGTTAACAACAACGCCCCAGTCAACTTCAGCGACTATAATGAAGCCGCGGGTGGTGCTGACCACGCCGGACTTGCTCCAATGAGAGCTGGCCGTAACCCAACTGTCCGTGGTAAACTCCAACTCAATGGACATGATCGTTTCTCCGAACGTCTTGGATCATACTTCAACTTGGTACAACCATACCAACATCACACCAACGTCCCAGCCACTGGTGTTAACGTATACTCCTTCGCCCTCAAACCAGAAGAACATCAACCATCTGGAACTTGCAATTTCTCACGTATCGATAACGCTACCCTCCAACTCCAACTTACACCAAAATCATCCATCGGATCTAAAGTACGTGTGTACGCTACCAACTATAACGTGTTAAGAATTATGTCAGGCATGGGAGGCCTCGCCTACAGCAACTAAATTATTTGCAATATTTTTTATCATTTTTACTTGTTAATTTTTTTTTATTATGAAAAAAAAATAACTAAAAAACATTAAAAACATTCAATACATAATAATAAATACATTTAAAAGTAAGTATATAATTTATAAAAATGGAAATTGATTCATTAACATGTTCTGGATGTAAAAATAACTTTATCCCAGAAAAAAAAGAAAAAACATGTATTAAATGTAGAACAAGGCAAATACAAAATAGAGAATTAAAAAGGAAAGAAAAAGAGAATAATTTACAAAAATGCGAAGCAATAATGAAACAAAATAAAAAGTGTAAATATTTTGCATTACAGGATGATAAATATTGTAAAAAACACCAAAATTATAAAAAATGGAAAGAAATGACAAATAATAATATAAATGTTTGCTCAGATTGGATTAGAGGTTGTTTCAATATAATAGAAGAAGACAAATATAAAAAATGCAAAGCATGTAGGGAAAAATATGGGAAAATAGATCTAGAAGTTAAACATAAAAGAAAAGAAAAGTCATTAGAATATAATAAAATTGAGCAAAATAATATGATGTGTTATGTATGTGGTAAAATAAAAAATAAAGAATATTTTGTAAACCAAAGATGTACTTATTGTTATAATACATACAGAAAAACACAAGATAATAGAAATAAGAAGAGTGCTTTTATGATAAAATTATATGAATATAAATCAAAATGTAAAAACAATAATTGGGATTGGGAATTATTAGATGAAGAAGCAATATCATTATTTAAGGAAAATTGTCATTATTGCAATGAATTCCAACAGATTAATGGTATTGATAGAGTTAATTCTGATATTGGATATAAAAAAAATAATTGTATACCTTGTTGTAAAAAATGTAATATAATGAAATTAAATTATACAAAACAATCATTTCTAGATATTGTTACTTATATATTATTTGTCAATGGTAGTATTTTTCCATCAAATGAATATTTACAGAATATTGATAATATAAAAAACCTATTTTATGCATCCCAAAATAGTAAATATTCTAAATTTAAATACGAATCTGAAAAAAGAGGATTAAGTAACGATATAACAAAAGAATATTACGAAACTATTATTAAATTACCATGTAATTATTGTAAAAATTATTTTACAAATGGATGTCAAGGAATTGATCGTATTGATTCAAGTATAAGTTATATTTTAACAAATATTGTACCATCATGTTACACTTGTAATATAATGAAAAATATTATGTCTAAAAAAGATTTTTTTGAAAAACTTCTTCAAATATACAATTATAAGATACTCAATAAAGATAGAAAAGTAACTACAGATGAAAATAAAATAAAAAATAATATATTAAATTTACAAAAACAAATCAAACCATTTATACATGAAAAATTTTATTATGACAAGGAATATTATGAAAAATTAGTATTTTATGGTGATATCAATAAAATCAATATCGGAATCGAATTTGTAGAAAATAAAAAACAAAAAGATATATGGAATTATTATCGTAGATATGTATCAAGTCTAAAGAAAAAAAATAATTCAAATTTAATAGGAAGACAAATTTATGGATTTGTTAAAGATAATAACACTAAAACATATTTAGGAATTTTCAGCATTAGTAGTGATATTATGTGCTTAGAAGATAGAGACAATTATATTGAATGGCCAACTAACGAAAAAATAAAAAATAAAAAAATAAATGGCCTAATGAATATAAGCACATGTGTTCCATTACAACCATTTGGATATAATTATAATGGAGGAAAATTAATTACAGCTATATGCTTTTCAAAAGAAATCTGCGAATATTTTTATAAGAAATATGATGATCATTTACTTGGATTAACAACTACATCTCTATACGGTAAATCAATTATGTATAGTAGATTACCTTTCTTAAAACATATAGGGTTTACAAAAGGTAATAGTTGTTTTAATATAAGTGATGAAGTAACATCTATTTGTAAAGATTATTTAAAACAAAAAGGATATTATTATCATTCAAAAAAAAAATTTATAATTTTACAAAAAGCATTTGATCTATTAAATATTCCAAAAGAGGATATATTAACAGACAATAAAAAAGGAATATATTTTGGCTTTACTTCAAAAAAATCAAAAAAATATTTACAGGGAAAAATAGATAAAAAACCAAATCCTATAAGTGAACTAAAAAATATAAATGAAATTTATAATTGGTGGATAGAAAGATGGGCAAATCAACGTTATAATTTTTTAAAAGAAAATAATAGATTACAAAAATAATTTCCAAAAATATTATAAAATATTTGGAGAAACCAATTACTGTGAATTCGGTGAAAAATATTTGGAATAATAAAACAAAACTTTATAAATTTGATTTTAAAAATCTACCTTTTACTTGGGAAAACTATCTTGAAAATTCAGATTGGATTGCATCTTAAAATGTTAAAGGTATAAAATAAAAAAATGAATATTTAAATTTTGATTTAAAACATATTTATCAAAATTTAATAATGATTAATATTTCAATAATAAAAAATGATGATGATATTGAAACTGTTGAATTCGATAAGTATTATAATGAAAAATTAACACCAGAAATTTTAGAATTTTTATCAAAATATACAAAAATAAAGTTTGGATATGAATTTAATCAACCAGTTGATAATCTGCCAAATTCTATAACCCATCTTGTGTTTGGATCGGAGTTTAATCAACCAGTTAATAATCTTCCAAACTCAATTACCCATCTTAAGTTTGGAGTAAAGTTTAATCAACCAGTTGATAATTTACCAAACTCTTTAACTTATCTTAAATTTGGAAATAATTTTAATCAACCTGTTGATAATCTACCAACTTCTTTAACGAATCTCAAGTTTGGATTTGATTTTAATCAACCAGTTGATATTTTACCAAATTTTTTAACGAATCTCACGTTTGGATATTGTTTTAATCATTTAGTTGATAATCTACCAACTTCTTTAACGAATCTCACGTTTGGATATTGTTTTAATCATCAAGTTAACAATTTGCCGAACTTTTTAAAAGAAATACATTTTGGAATGTATTTTGATCAATCTATTACAAATTTACCTAGTTCTGTAACTCACGTTTTTTTTGAAAAAGATAGTTGGTTTAGAATTACCAAAAATACTATTTTTCCTGACTCAATTACTCATCTAATTTATTTAAATTCGAATAAAATTAAAACAGATAAATTTCCTAAAAATTTAGTTCAACTTACTCTACGATCATCATATCCATGGCCTATTAAAAATCAAAATTTTGAAATTAAGAGATTGAGAAATATTTTATATTAAATTTATAAATTTAATATATATAATGACTAAATATACACTAACAGAAAAACATAAAGAATTAGAAAAACCTTGGCATCTCCAAAAGGTATGTTAAGTATTTCTTTAATTGATAAGTATTTATTAACTGAAGAAAAATTAAATGAATTAAACTGGCTATTTCCTGATCAACCTCAAATAGAATATCAACAACTTTCATGTTAAAATGTTAAAAATATAAAATAAAAAAATGAATATTTAAATTTTGATTTAAAACATATTTATCAAAATTTTATAATGATTAATATTTCAATAATAAAAAATGATGATGATATTGAAACTGTTGAATTCGATAAGTATTATTTAACACCAGAAATTTTAGAATTTTTATCAAAATATACAAATATAAAGTTTGGATGTAAATATAATCAACCGGTTGATAATCTCCCAAACTCAATAGTTCATTTACATTTTGGGTGGGAGTTTAACCAACCAGTTAATAATCTCCCAAACTCTTTAACTCATCTTGAGTTTGGAAGAATGTTTGATAAACCAGTAGATAACTTGCCTAATTTAACTCATTTAATATTTAATAAGGATTCTGAATTTAATAGACCAATTAAGCATCTCCCAAATTCTTTAACTCATCTTGAATTTTCACACTATTTTAATCAACTAGTTGATAACCTCCCAGAGTCTTTAACTCATCTAAAGTTTGAAAAATATAGTGTATTTAATCAACCCGTCAATAATTTACCTCCAAACATCACTACCTTACAGTTTGGATATAATTTTAACCAACCAGTTGATAATTTACCATCCGGAATCAATAATTTACAGTTTGAATATATTTTTAATCAACCAGTTAATAACCTGCCAAACTCTATAACTCATCTACGATTTGGAAGAAATTTTAACCAACCAGTTAATAATCTCCCAAATTCTATAACTGATCTACAATTAGGACATGATTTTAATCAACCAGTTGATAACCTGCCAAACTCTTTAACTCATTTAAAATTTGGATCTTATTTTAACCAACCAGTTGATAATCTCCCAAATTCTCTTACGCATCTGGAGTTTGGATCTTGTTTTAATCAACCAGTTGATAATCTCCCAAATTCGCTTACGCATCTGGAGTTTGGGTCTTGGTTTAATCAACCAGTTGATAATCTCACAAATTCGCTTACGCATCTGGAGTTTGGATCTTATTTTAATCAACCAGTTGATAATTTACCCCAATCTTTAATACATCTTACTTTTGGAGATAAGTTTAATCAATCAGTTGATAATTTACCAAACTTTATAAAAGAAATACATTTTAAAAAAAATTTTAATCAATCAGTTGCCAATCTTCCCAAATCCACAACTCACGTTATATTTAAAAAAGGGAGTAACTTTGGAATAAATAAAAAATGTGTCTTACCTGATTCGATAACTCATCTAATTTATTTAGGTTCGCATAAAATTAAAACAGATAAATTTCCTACAAATTTAGTTCAACTTACTTTACGGTCATCATATCCATGGCCTATTAAAAATCAAGATTTTGAAATTATTAAATGCTCATAAATTTTTTATATAAGTCTTATATATAAATGATTATAATTATTATTGACGGTCCTTCTGGTTCGAGTTAGACAACTCTATGTAATAATTTTAATAATTATAAATCTATAAAATATTATGGTCAGAAACAAGTTAAAATTCTCGAAATCTATTAATATTTTGTATTTATATAATATGAAATATTGCGTTCAAACTGAAACTTGTATCTTCTCCCGGTTCACGGAAAAAAAGTTTGCTCTCTCCTCTCAAAACTACAAGATATGTAGGAAGTGTTGCATGATTTGTCCTAAAAAATTTATTGAAAAAACCAAAAATAAATATCCTTTAACATTGAAGTTTGAAAATTTCAAGCTGTCTATATACGATGTGGTTCTCGAAAAAGATATTATCTACTTCTATTTTGAAACTAATAATCCAGATAGTATATTATTAGACAAGATTTATAAAAATAAAAAATTCCAGATTTTTGCAGATGGAAAGCAGACCAAGCCACAATGTAATATTTATGTACCATCTGTACAAAAGTGTTCACTATTACCAACTGGTAAAGCTTATTCAACTAAAATTGAGATAAATGGTCAACCATTAGTAGTAATTCTAGATACAGGATCAGCTACTTTCGGTGTTCCAACAGACCCTTATATTGAAATAAAACCTAAAGATATTTATGGTAATTCTTTACCTACTTACAAACCAGCAAAAGATAAATGTGTTAAAACTACTAATTATTTAACTTATTTACAATATGATAGTAAACTTGCAGGATGGGGAGGATCAAATCTAATTAGTAAACTAAAAATAGGAAATAAAAATTTAAATTATATGCAGTTTGGTGCAGGTTATTTTGATCCTAATACTAATTATTCACCAATTTATTTTGGTGGTATAATAGGTTTAGCATTTACATCTAATAATAAAACAAAAATAGATTTTGGAAAATTAAGTTATCCACCAACACCAGAAATGATAACAAAAGAGTTTTGGGTTGAAGAAAATAAAAAACCATCAACTAATTATCCAACTTTTATGGATTATTATGGACAAAAATATAGTATATATTCTCAAAAATTTGGAATTTGGGTACAAAGAAGTATAGTTTCTAATACTAAAAATGAAAAAAAAGCTCAACTAGACTCCACTAATTATGGTGAGTTTATTTTAGGAGGTGGTGAAACGAATATGAATTTATACGAAGGAGAACTATCTACTATTCCAATTATAAAAACACCTCCTCCAAAAAAAAAACCTGATCAAGAACCTTTAATTATTTTTTATACTATACAATTAAATAATTTTAAAATAAATAATGAAAATATTAATATCCCAGAAAAATATTTTACATTTATCGATTCAGGTACCACAACATTGGTTTTTCCAAAATACTTTTATGAACAAATAAAAAATATATTTACAAGTATCAACATTCCATTAAATTGTGATGGAACAGGTAACTTTTGGGATAAATATAACTTTAAATTTCTTACACAAATAAATCTATTAAATACATTACCACTAAATGGAATTGACATAAATGATATCTGTTTAAAATATTGGCCAACATTAGAATTACCACTAACAGATGAAAATGGAAATACAAAAATATTTAAAATATCACCTCAAAACTATTTTAATATTCAAGATGGAAAATATTATTGTTTTATCAATTTTGGTATAACAGAAAATATTATAGTATTAGGTCTTCCATTTTTATGTGAAAACTACACTGTGTTCGATTACGGTCAGAAACAAGTAAAAATTGCTCCACGAAATTAATATTCTCGGAATAATTTAATATTTTATTCATGTAAAATATGAAATATTGCGTTCAAACTGAAACTTGTATCTTCTCTCGGTATACTGAAAAGAAGTTTGCTCTCTCCTCGCAAGAGTTTAAAATTATTAAAAATGGATGTCTTGTCTGTCCAAAAAAATTTATGGAAGAAACACGTAACAAATATCCGATGCGTTTGAATTTTAAGAAATTTAAACTTTGCATTTATGATACTGTGCTCAAAAAAGATATTATCTACTTCTATTTTGAAACTAATAATCCAGATAGTATAACTTTAGACAAGATTTATCAAAATAAAAAATTCCCGATTTTTGCGGATGGAAAAACCCAGAAACCGAAATGTAATGAGTTTGTTCCATCTGTTCAAAAATGTTCTCTTTTACCATCTGGTTCTGATTATTCTACCCAGATAGAGATAAATGGCCAACCTTTTATTGTTATAATAGATACAGGATCTTCTACGTTAGGTGTTCCAACTGATCCTTATATAAAACCGAAAGATATCTATGGAAATCCTTTACCAACTTACAAACCCACACAAGACAAATGTGTTAAAACTACTGATTATTTAACTTATGCACAATATGGCTCTGGATCTTGGGGAGGATCGATTGTAATTAGCAAATTAGAAGTAGGTAGTAAAAAACTCGATTTTATGCAGTTTGGAGCAGGTTATTTTGATCCCAATCTTAAAACACCAATTAAGATTGGAGGAATTATTGATTTACCCAAACCTAAAACACCAATTAAGATTGGAGGAATTATTGGTTTATGCTATTCATATGTAACAAATGGAAAAATAAATTATAATAAAAACAGTTATCCCCCAACGGAAAAAATGTTAACCCAAGAGTTTTGGGATAATGAATCTAAAAAACCAAAAATTGTATATCCAACTTTTATGGATTATTATGGACAGAAATATAGTATGTATTCACAAAAATTTGGAATTTGCGTCCAAAGAAATTTTGTTTCAAATACAAAAAATGAAAAAGAAGCTGAGCAAGAACCAACTAATTATGGATTATTTATGCTAGGAGGTGGTGAGCAATTTACTAACTTATACGTTGGTGAACTATCTACTATTCCTGTTATAAAAACACCCCCAATTCCCCCATTTAATTTTAATAAAAAAGATGAATATGCTTGGTATACTATACAACTAAACAGTTTTCAAATAAATAAAAAACTTATTAATATTCCAAAAGAATATTTTACCATTATAGATTCTGGAACATCCCCACTATTTTTTCCAGATTATTTTTATGAACATATAAAAAATATATTTACCAGTATCAAAATTCCATTAAACTGTGACGGAACAGGCAACTTCTGGGATAAATATACATTTGACTATATTTTAAGTCTTAATTATGTAGATATAAATAATGTATGTATGAAATATTGGCCAATCTTTGAGTTCCCACTAACAGATAAAAATGGTAACCAAAAAATATTTAAAATATCACCTCATAACTACTGGAATATTATTAATGGTGTATATTTTTTTTTTATGGAATTTGGTTCTCCGTTTATCGTTTTAAGCCTTCCATTCTTATGTGAAAACTACTGCGTCTTTGATTATGGTCAGAAACAAGTCAAAATTGCTCCACGAAAGTAAGTATATTTGGAAAAATTTAGATGAATCACGATAATCTTTTTTGTATCACTTTAACGCCTTTCATTTTTTTCGCATATTTTTCTAATGGCTCCGGACCAGAATGACCATAATAATAACTGTATAAATCAGTCATTTGGGTCTTATTTAATTTTGGTAAATATTTTACGGGTACATATTTGGCATCTAACATGAAATAGATGTTTTCATTATCTAGAGCAAAGGGATATGGGACATCATTATTTCCAACAGGTGAACAATATGATACAATATTGCTAGTTGGAGTAAATTGATAGATACTTTCTCCAATAAATACACATTTACCATCAGGTAATTCTAGAAGAATACTATTTCCATTAAAATATTTTCCATATCCCCCACTAAAATCTGTCATCTCATTTTTCGGACTTTTACCAATAAATATTTTTTTGGTATGATATTCTTTTATCAGATAATCATAATGATATTTGTGTACTTTATCTGCATATTGATAAATTTTTGGATCACTACGGTATATCTTTACAGTTTTACCTTTAATAGAAACAAGAAATGGTCGTCCACCATTGTCATGAGTAAAGTATGTTTGATATCCTTGATGAATAGATTTGTTCCAAGTAATCTCCTCAACTCTTTTACGATCTCCGCAACCAAATTGTTCTATCCATTTTTTAGATAACGTTCTTTTCTTATATCCTTTTGGTATTTTAGTTGGTGTATCTTCAAATTGATTGTAACCAATCCATTTATAAATATATCCTTCCTCTGCTGGTATTCCATTTATACCTTTTTCAATAATTTTTGCTCCACTTCTTAGAATACGTACTTTTTCATATCTAATTAATTTTTTACAATTTAATTCCACTTTATCCTTAATCAATTTACCACCTTTTTTAACCAACATATTACCATCTTTCCCCTTCATTTTCTTACCTTCATTTTCTCCGGAAGCACAGTATCCACATCCTTTGGGCGATGGTTCATTACCTTTATATGTGCGTTTTGGATTATTCAAACAATATGGCATATAATATAATGAAGAATATAATCGTTAAGAAATATAAAATTAGTAGTTTATTTTTCTGAATATATAGATATTATTTTATCATTATAATTTATGAATAATACTTTTGGTCATGAAGAAGGAAGTAATAATAAAAAATTACAAAGATTACTTGCCGGAAACACTCCGAATAAAAATTTCACGGGAGTAGTAGCTCCAAATATAAATCTAAACAATAAGGATTTAAGCGGTGTAGATTTAAGACTAGCTAAATTAGGTGGTTCAACATTCATAGATACAAATTTAAGAGGTGCAAATTTAGGAGGTGCAGATTTAACAGGTGCACAATTACAAGGTGCAAAATTAGAAGGTGCAAACTTATCAGGTGCACATTTAACAGGTGCAACGTTATGTACGACTGAAGCTGCTGATGATGCTGCTGATGATGCTGCTGAAGCGCGTGTAAAATGTGCAGATTTAACTCGTGCAAATTTAAGCGGTGTAGATTTAAGAGGTGCACAATTACAAAAAGTACATTTAGATAAAGCAAATTTAGAAGGTGCAAATTTAACTGGTGCAAAATTAAGAGGTGCAAATTTAACTGGTGCAAAATTAAGAGGTGCAAATTTAGGAGGTGCAGATTGCACAGGTGCGAACTTATCAGGTGCAGACGTATCAGGTGCAGACGTATCAGGTGCAAATTTAACTCGTGCAAATTTAAGAGGAGCGGTATTGCGTCATACTGACGTAGATAGTGCAGTTTTCACAGATGCAAATACTACTAACATTAATGTTCACGATATACAAGGATCCGGGATTGATTTAATATTACCCGAAAACCCCGATCCATATTCGGATGCCAGCACTGAATACAACAGTTCCCCCGAAAGATCACCACTAGGATCACCACAAGGATCACCAGGTGGAGCAAAAAAAGTTACAAAAAGAAAAGCAAAGTCACCTAAAAAAGTAACTA